CTGCTCACGATGACCAAGTAGATGCAATGACAATGGCTATCCACTACATGAAAGAGTCTTGGCATCTAACACATCCAGATGATCCACACTACGATGATGACGTGTCTCATAAAAAGAAAAGTACTTACTGGACATTTTAATTTGCATTGCAGAAAAAAGTATGGTATAATAGAGTGGTAAGTGATTTAGAAAAAGTATTTTTTATAATGTCTTTATGTTCAAGATTTAAAGACATGAGACTAAGTGATATACAAAGATTAATAATACCGCCTCTGAAATTAGAGCAGTATAAAATATACAGTGATAGGGAAGTTCCTATTTGTTTTATAAGTTGGGCTTTACTATCAGATAAAATATCAGAAGATTATAAACAAAATAAATATAATCTTCAGGCTAATGATTGGAACAGTGGTAATAATTTTTGGATAATTAATATGTTATGTCCACATGGAGGGGCAAGTAAAGCGATACGTAGGCTAGACCAGTTACGCATAACAATAGGATTACCAAAGAAAGTAAACTTTAAACGGTTGGGGAGCAATAGGGTAAGCAATGTTAAACGAATTTAAAAGACCAATGTGGAATGACGGTTACTCTAAGGAGCAGCCTTGGCTTAACTATTACAATAGCTACGAACGTATGCACTGTTGCTTTGGTGATCCCGGCATGGACCCTGATCAAACAGATGAAGACACAGACTTTCTAACTGCTGATGACTTAGATAGACAGGCTAAAGAAGAAGCAGCAGCAATGGCAGCTGAACTAGAAGACTATGAAGGTTTATCTCGCACAGGAAGTAATGTAGATGAATACGATAATGTTATAGGTACTGACCGTGATGGGGGTTATAGTCAGGGACTCGACTACAATGATTATGTTGATATGGGAGTTTTTGACTATCAAGCTGCGGAGTCTCGTGCTAATGATCAACGGATAGCTGATGAAATAGTTGAAAATCAATCTGCTTTAGGACGTGATGTTAATGTAACATTAGATAAAGAAGGTAACTTTGTTTATGATGGAGCAGACGCATTCATAGCTGCGCTTGAAGAGATGGGTAAGGGTGCTTCATATTTATCACAAAATATTGGTATAGGAAGTGCTATTAGTGCTTTAGCTAGAGAACTTGGAATAACTGAAAAAGAAGTTGAAGAACAAGTAAACCCAAAAGCTATACAGCAAACCGCTCAAAATCTTACCATAGCTGGCCTTCCTCCTGCATCATTAGATGTTCCCATACCCGACCCTCGTCGTGCAGAAGTAAAGGTTACGAAGTTGGGTACGCCAGATAATTTACTGAGTCCAGCGCAAAAAGCAGAGATAAACGCAATAATGGCAAATGATGTAAATATAAATACTAATGAGGTTGATGGTAGGATAGCTGCTGAAGATGCCTTAATTGCAGAGTCTCTTGCTGAAACTCAAGCAAGACAACCTATGTCTCTTGCTGGCATGGCAGCTATTGAAGGTAGGACTAAAAATACTAACGACAATTTTGACCGGTTTGATAGGGACCGAGAAACATTAGCTGGTGTTAATGTTATGAATATGGATGACTTTATACAACAACCGGGTTATGGTGGAGCAGCTTTAGGTGGTATGACTGATGCTGAACTTCAAGCAGGTTATGCTCAAAAAGCTCCTAATATGAATTCTGTTATACAACCTACGTCAAAAGGCCGATATGCACAAGGTGTACATACTATAAATACTCCTTTTGGACCGATAACATTTGACAGTAGAGACTCTGCAATGACAACTGGTTCTGAAGTTGATTCATATGAGCCTCCAATAATAAAACCTTCTTCAGATACACCACCAGTACCACCAATACCTACAGCAACAGAACTACCTGCTATGCAAGCATACTTTGAAAGATTAGGAATTGGTCCTGCTACTCCTGCAATAAACCCTAGTATTGCTAGTTATGCAGAAGCATATGGCATTCCATACGCTAAAGCTGCAGAGATGTTTGCATCACCAAGTGTTCCAAAACCACTACTAGATAAACCAATACTGTTTGCTGCCAGCGGTGGTGGTCTTCGTAGTTTGATGGAGTATAGTTAATGGCTACAGAACGTAATCCCTTTGATAAGATACCTGAAGCTACAGAGACTAATATAATTGCTATGATGCCTGAAGAAGAATCTAATGTTTCTATTGAGATTGATCCTTCAGATGGTGGTGTAATTGTAGACTTCTCTTCAGAAGAAGATGCAGTCATGGAACCATCAGAAGAAATAAGTGAATGGTATGGTGATCTAAGCCTTGACCTTGATGCAGAAGAACTACAAGATATTGCCAGTGATGTAATTGAGAACTTCAATGCTGATAAAGATAGTCGTGCTGAATGGGAGTCTATGTTTGAAAGAGGCTTTGATCTACTTGGTCTAAAGTTGGAAGAAGCATCAGAACCATTTCAGGGTGCGTGTACTGCTGTACATCCACTACTAATTGAATCAGCAGTCAAGTTCCAATCAAAAGCTTCAGGTGAACTCTTCCCTGCCACTGGCCCTGTCAAGACACAGATACTTGGTGCTGCTACTCCAGAGAAAGAGATGCAAGCCAACAGAGTTCAGAACTTTATGAACTTCCAGCTTACAGAACAGATGCCTGAGTACTTCGATGAATTTGAAAGAATGCTTTTCCATCTACCATTGATAGGTTCAGCATTCAAGAAAGTTTACTATAGTGCTACACTGAAACGCCCCGTATCTGAATTTATTCCCATAGACCAGTTCTATGTGTCTTACTACGCCAATGATCTCAGAAATGCGGATCGTTATACTCATGTAATCCATAAAAGCCCAGTAGATATGAAGTTGGATATGATGGCTGGTGTCTACAAAGACATTGATCTTCCTGAACCAGCCCAACTTTCTGCATCAGGGTTTGCCAGTAAGATAGATAATATTCTTGGGTTGTCTCCCTCATATGATTCTGATCCACAGTATGTAATACTGGAACAACACTGTTATCTTGATATTGAAGAAGAGGGTGTACCTTGCCCTTATATTGTGACTGTAGAAGAACAGTCAAGAGAAGTTTTAAGTATTCGTAGGAACTACAAGCAAGACGATACAAACAAAGAGAAACGAAGTCATTTCGTTCACTACAGGTTTGTCCCCGGCTTTGGTTTCTACGGGTTGGGCCTTATCCATTTCCTCGGTAACCTCACCATGTCGGCAACTGCTGCAATGCGCTCCCTAATAGATGCAGGACAGTTTGCCAATTTACCGGGCGGATTCAAGGCCAAAGGAGTGCGGATGGTTGGTGACAACGATCCTATCGCCCCCGGCGAGTTCAAGGAAGTTGAAGCAACTGGTATTGATTTATCAAGGGCAATAGTTCCCCTGCCCTATAAAGAGCCTTCCCAAACGCTCTTATCAATGCTTCAGTTCGTGGCTACTGCTGGTCAGAAGTTTGCGGACAGCACGGAGCAAGTTATCTCTGATGCTGCTTCCTATGGACCCGTGGGTACTACAATGGCATTGTTGGAAGCTTCAAGTAAGTTCTTCTCTGCAATCCATAAGAGATTACATAAATCACAGAAGGATGAATTTAGAATCCTTGCACAGATAGATTATGATTATCTACCCAACAAGTATCCATACCAAGTACCATTTGAAGATCGTGATATCTTCAAGGCTGACTTTGATGGACGTGTAGATATTATTCCTGTCTCTGATCCTAACATTCCATCCAATGCACATCGTATGATGCTGGCTAATATGGCTCTGCAAATGGCACAGCAATCCCCACCGGGAATGTTTAACATTGAAGAACTAAATAGAACTATCCTCAATGCTGCCAATATGCCTAACCTAGAACAGATACTACCACCAAAGATTGAGCCTCAACCTCTTGATCCTGTCTCTGATATTATGGCTGTTACAAAGGGTCTGCCTATTGCAGCATTCCCATCACAAAACCATGATGCACATATACAAGTTAAGATGATGTATCTTCAAGACCCTCAGAATGGTGCCAATCCTATTATGGAACGCATCAAACCTGTACTTGAGTCTAACATTCAAGAACATTCTGTACTGAAGTATCAAGAACAAATGAATGGTGTTACATCACAGATGCTACAGCAAGTACCCCCAGAACAACAGGGACAGTCTACTGTTGTTGAAATGGCTATGGCACAGGCTGCACAACAAGTTATGCAAGCCAATCAACAGCCACCTGCTCCAACACCAGAACAACAGCTTGTTGCTCTTGAACAGGAGAAGGTTAAACTACAGCAACAGAAGCTTCAATCTGATACAATGGTTAATGCCGCTGAACTTGAACTTAAAACAAAAGAGCTTGATCTTAAAGAGAATGAACAGATACTTGATATGCTTGAATCTGGTGCTACTGATAACTTTAAACGTGAGAAAGCTGAAGCAGACAGAGAAGCAAAGAAAGAATTATCAGCAATGAATAATCTTGCTAAGATAGAAGTTGAAAGAATGAAAGACGAAAAAGATACAGAGAATACTAAAGTTAATACACTATCACGTGTAGCAATAGAAGAAATGAAAAAGGGAGACAGCTAATGATGACAAAAGGTAAAGGGTATTCGGAGCATGTAAAGAATACTGCAAAAGGTTTTGGTGACGCACCCAAGGCTGAAGTATGGGGTGGACGTGGTTCACGAAGTGTTCTCAATGAATGGGACAAATCTTCTTATGAATTTCCAGCCCCAAAGAAAAGCACTAAGAAGGCTTCACTGTAACCCAGATGGAAATGTGGGATGAAGTTGTGCAAGAATTTAACGAAGAAATCGAGAGATTAAAAGTATCACTGAGTAATGGTGTTGCTGAAGATTTTGCCCACTACAGACAACTTGTAGGTTCTGTACAAGGTCTGGAGTGGGCAAGAACAAACCTAACAGAAATTATTAAAAAAAGGATG